TTGGGATTTCAATGTGGCTTATTGCGCTGTATCCGTTGCTCAGGTCCCATTCAAGACCAACGAAGGCCATCCCGTAACTCAGATTGTTTCAGGCCACCAGATGAAGAAGCCGACCGTCCGGCAGTCCGCGGAGGAGCTGGCCAGACTATACCGATCACACCAGGGGGACATCATCCTTACGGGGGATGCCTCGGGTGAGAACCGGACCGCCGCGGCGACCGAGGATCTCTGGACGATGGTCCGCAACGCCTACCGCAACCAGTTCCCGAATCGGGTACGGGCTATTCTGGAGGATGCCAACCCGCTCATCGTTGATAGCATAGAGCTTTGCAACTGGGTTCTGGGCTCCGATCTCCTGCTAATCGACCAGGAGGACGCCTCTAACGTCTGGAGGAGCTTACAGGCGACACGCTACGATAAGAAAGGCAACATCGACAAGAGCGTCGACTACCAGGAGGAGACGACCAAAACCCACGAGATGGACACCGTCCGTTATCTGCTCTGGATGCTGTACTCCGGCCACTGGAAACGGGCCATGCGGGCCGCGGACAGCACCGACCGGCAATCAATGGGCAAAGCTAAAACCAGCGAAAGGATCTAATAATGACAGAATCAGAATGGTGGCAACTACAGATCGAGGAACAGGACCGTGTACAACGCTATATAGAAGCGCGGCTGACGACCATCCAAAAACGATGGGGGAAGGATAGGAGAGCGATAACCCGCCGGATCCTGAAGGGCGTCGAGGAAGGCAAAGACATAAAAGAGCTTAAGCGCATCACCTCCCGTATGCTCAACCAAAGGGGCCTCAGCCGACAGGTCCGGGATGAGGTGCTGGATGCCGCGGACAATATGTACCGGATAACCGCGGGAATGTACGACTTCATTGACATCAACGTGGCCAAAAGCACCAACCCCTATCAACAGCTGGCCGAGCAGCAGCTCCAGCAGATCACCCGACAGACCTCCGTCCTCACCCAGCAGACCGTCGAGAATATCAACCGGCAGCTTGTGGACCGGGATCTGACCCGCACCAGCAGGAAAGACCTTAGCCGGATCCTGCAGGAGGCCTACGATCAGCCGCTCTCATGGGCGAGTACGCAGGTGCGTACCGGCATGAGAGACCTCCAGGATGAGTACAGCATCAACGTTGGCCGTGAAGCGGGAACGCCGTGGTTTAAATACGTTGGGGCATCTACTCCGGAGCGCCCGTTCTGCAAGGCCTATCTAAACTATTATATAAGGCCTGAGGATATAACCCGCTTCCAGGCGGAGAGGCGGTCCAGCCCCGGATCTACATATAACTGCAGGCATACGCCGATCAGTGTGTTTGAGAAGCCGGACGGTGCGCCGGTGTACGTGTAGCTGGAATTTTCTTGAGATTTTCTTGTCTTTTCGCTTGACAATAGGTAGTTACTACCCTATATTGGTTATAGAGCATAGGGATAAACCCTACTCAAAAATTAAACGGAGATAAAAATGAAATTAGCGACATTAAACATAGATAACGTTAAGGCACTTGTTAATTTTCAGCCAGACTTCCAGGACTGGCTCAGCTATATGGAAAATAGTGAAGTTGAGCACATTGTAGTAGATGACGGTGGGTACGCTTTTGCAGATAATGATACCAGGCTTTCAGCCTGGAGAACCAATCCAGATGATCAGGACATAGCAGATATGATGGGTATAATCTTAGCTACGGAAGCGATTCTTCAAGGCGGATCAGATCCATGTAATAGCGAAGGGGATAATATACTCCCAGATGAACCACAGAAGGGCGATTATTCTGAACTCGAAGATGTGATGGAGAAATTAGGCGCAAAGGTTAATAAGGGAATAATTCATCGGTTTGAGACCGGATATACTGAAATGATAAATTCGGCAAAATGAATAGCGCAAAATACATGAAATACGTCCGAACCCAACTCGGCCTATCTCAGAAAGAGATGGCCGAGCGCATGGGGTTCACAGACGGCAGCTATGTCGGTAAAGTAGAGCGGGGCGAATACAACCTGTCGAGGACGGCCCGGAAGTTGCTGGAAATGATCGAAGAGCAGGAGGGGAATGATGAGCAATCCAAGTAACAAACTTAGATCTTGCCCATTTTGTGGCGGTAATGCAGAAGCAGACGGCCCAAAAGAAAAGATTATAGCTGGCTTTAAGATTGCAAGGGTAGGCTGTAAAAATTGTGGCGTTTCTACACCCAATTTTTATACTCAAGATGAAGCAATCCATTTCTGGAATAATAGAGCTGGATGGATAGACGTAAACGAACAGTTACCCAAAGAGCGTCAGCTAGTTATGCTATATGAGGCAGCAGATGATCCAAATATGGATAGGATTAGGGTAGGATATTACGGCTTGCCAAGCGATTCACCACCCGAAAAACCAGAATTTTATATAGTTATTAGTGGTGTTGATAGTTACCCAACAATCGGCGTCACTCACTGGATGCCTCTGCCTGATCCGCCTACTATGGACGAGGAGGAGCGCTTAACTACGTCAACGCCTCCACAACCGCCCACCTCATAGCGCTTGCTTCCCGCACCCACTCCCTCAGATGGTACGGACTCGTGTGCATTTTCTGAGTTCTGGAAGTGTCGAAGCCCGCGGCCTCAAGCCTTTCGGTAACCTCTAGGAACGGCCAGACCTCATCAGGCTGGTACATCTGTAGCCAGTACTCCTGAGGGATCAGGTGCTCGTCAATGAACGGTTTTCTGTTATTGATGTAGCGGATCTCCAGGGCCTCCAACTCGTAGGAGAGGATGGCCCCCGTAAGGTCGGCCTTTGGCAGCTTGTTCTTGCGGCTTATGTACTCGATGAATGCGCTGTAAAAACGCTCTCGTGGATCCCTCCGCACGGCAATCAGGTGCATACGGTCCAGGCGCTCCCACTCTTCCCGCGGTAGTGCCTTAGCCGGTCCAGGCTGAGTGATCCCCAGCACCTTGCTGCAGTAGGTCCCGGCGTTCTTCGGGATGGACAGGAAGACCCGCTTGTGGTCCACCCGGAAAAGCCGGTTGGTCACGAAGGGGATCCTGAAGGCTGATAAGTCCATAAGCACTAGCTGAAGTAGGTTAGCTGTCCGTTGATGTAGACGCCTATTTTGCGCCTGAGGTGGCGCTGGGTGATTCGGTCGAGCTCCTCATCGGTTAGGCCAAGGAACTCTCTTATAACGCGCGATTTTGAAGCCCCTGAAACGTTGTGGTAGTAGGCACGCTCGGCAAGTTCGGGATCCCGCCAGCCGAGGGTTGCGGACTCGCTGTCGGCGCGGATCGTCTGCAGTCCGGAGAGCATCTGATTGGTGTCGGAGAGATCGACGTGCGAGGTCTGCAGGTTCTTGGCCTGTCGTACAGCTCTATAACCTCCCTCGATGGCCACCCATAGGGCTGAGCCCATACGGTAGTAGCCCACCGCCCCCGATCGCTTAATTTGCTCGAATGCATGTGTGTTCTGGCTCTCGGTATTGAACGCCCCGCGTGGTACGTGAAGGGTGTTGCTGCTGTACTCTTTATCGGCCCCGCTGTTCAGGAACTCACCCCGAAGGGTACGCTCTATGATGGTACTCCGGGCGTCCTCGGCGATGGCCTTGACAAACCGCGGCGCTATGTAGAGCTTCATGTTCGAGCTAGCCATTTATACCCCCTGACGGCCCGGGCATGGATCCCAGCTGGTTGGTGGTGGATCCGGAGAGCCGGTCTTCCTCCTCGGTGTCCTCGTCGGCGATCTTGAGCCCGGTCTTATTCTCTACGTTGGACTTAACCAGGGGAACCCCATTCTGTAGCAGGACGTCCACGATGTTGGCGTTGGCTTCGTAGTCCTCGGGGTCCTCCTTGTCGAACTGAAACCTGTACTCTTCAGGGAGTTCTCCGCCATACCGAAGCCTCCACTCGACTTGAAGGAACTCATCATTAATAACATTCTCTATGAAAGCCCAGTCGTCCTGTTGGTAGTCGGCGCGGACGGCCTCGGAGCTGTTGTCGTTACCCAGCCGCCCGGGTGTGGTCTCGGTCGTCTCCGACTGGCCTAGGAGCAGCACCGCAATCGTTTCGTTAATCGACTGCTGGAAATCCTTGTAAGCCTGTATGGATCCGGATTGCGCAGCCTGTGCGAAGTTCAGCTTCACGTTGTCGGGGATGACCGCCCAGGCACTGGAGCCCATCTCCTCCAGCATGGTCTCGGCCTTGGCAATGTCTTCCTTGCTCGCTTCCTGATCATATTGGCCATACCGCACCGGCTGGCCGAACAGCTCATTGAATTTCGCCCAGTTCCAGAGGTCAAAATGCTTCAACATCAGCAAAGGCAGTGCCGAGCGCATTAGGCCGCCCCTGTAGTTGGGCTTAACCCCGTCAAGCGGGTTGTAGGTGGCCACGATGTAGGCCTGCCGGTTGGTGGCCACGTTATCCAACCGTTGGAACCCTGAGCCGATGTTGCTGTCGAGCATGATCACCCGCTCGGGACGCGTGTAGTCGATCTCAAGATCAGTAAAGTCTATGAAACGGATGGATCGCTGGCTGCTGGTCGTTGCCCTGTTAACCTCGGCCAGGACAGCCCCCGTAAACCGTGCATTCAGCAGGCTTCCCAGATGGTGGTGAAGCCGGGCGTTGCGGATGATCTGCGTAAGATACTGCTTCCGCTCGTCATCCTCTGCGATCTCCCGGGATCCGATACGCCAGGGGGTCTTCTGGACCGCGAGCTTTCGGGTCTGGATCACCCCGAGGGCTTTCGCGTCGGCGAACATCAGCGCCTGTACGATAGCATGGAAGTACCTCGGGTCCCTGCTGAAGGCGTCCTCATTATCAAGTCGCTTAAGGGCTTTCTTGACCTGGGGGATTGTCGGGACGGTGTTCTTTCTCAGATATTGCGGAGTAAATGGCATATTCGGATCTCTTCTTATCGGTGGATTGTGGTTTCAAGGTCGAGGGTGACGAGCGTCTGGCCGGACTCGTTGGCCAGGGTGTCCCTGTTGTTCTCGATCGAGCGGATGGGATAGAGGGTTTGGTCGCCGTTGCCGTCGGTGAAGATCTTACCCGCATAGCGGGACTCAATAGCGTTCAGGATCGGGTCGACATACCCAACAGCGTCGGAGATGGTTTTGTGCATCCCCGCGATGGCAAGAAAAGAGAGTGCGATCTTCTGTTTATTGGCTACCCCTCCGCTCTTCACACTGCTGGCCAGATGGTCGCAGAATACGAGCACATCCCCGCGCTTGGCGCTCTGCAGCGCACCCAGACGGCCTTCCCGTGCCTTGCCGAAGTTAGCGTGTGGGCTGTTGTTGTTG